TGGGCCGATTGCCTTGCCCCAGAATTTGATTATTTCGAAAACTGGGCGCAAAGTGGCGCAGGCAATGAGTTTATATTCAATAGTGTAATGGAGGCGGATCAGCGTAATAAGTTTGCCTCTGATGATACAGTGATTGTATGTTGGACTACTGCTACTCGTGAAGATAGATATGTTGACGGACGTTGGCACACACTGGGCAACATGTTTACCTGTCCAATTTATAACAAAGACTATCTTGAGACTCATGTAGACGAACGCGGATTGCTAATAAAAACGTTGGCCTATATCAAAGCGGTAAAAACATTACTAGAAAATCAAAAAACACAGTGGAGATTTTTATCCATGGATACTGTTGATTCTCTAAATATCTATCAAGATGTTGTGGATTCTATCTTGCCCAGTTACAAGGCTGTACTGTTTCCTAACAGTTGGCCAGACAGAAACGGTGATCCGCATCCTAGCCCTGCTGAGCATTTGGCCTATTTGGATGCAGTATTGCCGGGTTGGGTGACAAAACAATCTACTCGTGTTATAATGCGTGAAGAGAGTATCAATCTAAATAAAGATCCCCGCAAGTCGGGAATGACAAAGGTAACAAGACTATGAAATTTAAAGTATCAGAACTATTTTATTCAGCACAAGGTGAAGGACGTTACGTGGGCGTACCAAGTATTTTCTTGCGTATGTTTGGCTGTAACTTTACCTGCTCGGGGTTTGGATGCAAGCCTGGTGAGAAGAGCCCCGAAGCAGACGAGGTGGCAAAGAGTGTACACTTGTACAAAACGTTTGAAGAGCTTCCGCTTGTTAGCACTGGATGTGACAGCTATGCGTCATGGCATCCAGACTTCAAACACCTAAGCCCAACATACACAGCACAAGAACTTGTGGACAAGATGGCCGCGCTATTGCCGCATGGCAACTGGCAACAGCCAAACGGTAACCCAGTACACTTGGTTATCACAGGCGGTGAGCCGTTGTTGGGTTGGCAACGTGCTTATCCAGAACTGTTGGACTTGTTACACGAGCGTGGTCTGCGTCACATTACATTTGAGACCAATGGTACTCAAGAACTACAACGTGATTTCAAAACATATCTCAACAACTGGTTTGGTGAGATTGTGTTCTCCGTAAGTCCCAAACTCACTTTAAGTGGAGAGAAGTACGAAGATGCTATCAAGCCCGACGTTGTGTGGGACTACGAAACACATGGTATCACCTATCTGAAGTTTGTTGTGGGTCACATTGATGACTTTGCAGAACTTGATGTAGTGGTAGATGACTATCGCAATCGCGGCTTTGGTGGACCAGTATTTGTCATGCCACTAGGCGGCGTTGTCAGTGTTTATGACGGCACACGCATTCATGTAGCAGACGAAGCACTCAAGCGTGGCTATTGGTATACTCCAAGGTTACACGTTGACCTTTGGGGCAATGGATGGGGAAAATAAATGTTTGATTGGTTCAAGAAAAAACCAGAAGCGGTAGCACCTGCGCCCCGTGAGCCAAAGGTCAAGGCACCGGTCAAGACTGAAAAAGAGATTGCCACAGAAAAGAACGAACCATATGTGGCAATGGTACGTATGGACATTGATCCTAACAATCTGCACCAAGGTGCGTTTGAACTAGATTGGAATGAAATCTTTGTGGCACGCCTGGTCAAGGCCGGCTACATGATGAAACCTGATGATGTGGACGCTGACATTGTGGATCGTTGGTTCCAAAATGTGTGTAGACATGTGGTGATGGAAACCTGGGAACAAGAACAGGCCATAATCAAAGGGGTTGGGCAGTATGTCAACACTAGAGACATCGGCGGCGGAAGAACCGAAGTGTCATGATATTCAATCACATCAAACAACTCAAACAAGACGGGAAGAAAATTGGTATCACTTTTTCAACCTTTGACATGCTACACGCGGGCCACATTGCTATGCTGAGTGAAGCCAAGAATCACTGTGACTACCTGATATGCGGGTTGCAAACAGACCCGACTATCGATAGACCTGAAACTAAAAATCGCCCTATACAAAGTATTGTTGAGCGACAGATACAGCTGGCCGCATGCCGTTACGTCGATGAAGTTGTTGTGTACCAAACCGAACAAGATCTTGTTGACTTGTTGTTGATCCTGCCAGTTGATGTTCGTGTGCTGGGTGTGGAATATCAACACAAAAACTTCTCTGGCTATGAGGAATGTGGCATGCGCGGCATTGAATTAGTGTTCAATGGTAGAGATCATTCATTCTCCAGCTCAAGTCTACGCAAACGTGTGGTTGCCGCAGAGACTGAAAAAGTACTGCTACAAAAATGATATTATATGTGAATGGTTGCAGTCACTCTGCAGCCGACGAAGCCGCTGTGAATTTTAGTTGGGCCTGCGATGATCCTGATCTGTGGCAAGCAGGTACTGAAGCTCATCCAGCCAATCTGGCAGTGAGTTATGGTAAACATATTGCCGATGCACTGGGTGCCAAGTTGATCTGTCAAGCCAGTTCAGGTGGCAGTAATCCACGAGTACTACGTACCACCAAAGAATGGATTGCTGAAAATCCTGATCTGTTGGCAGATACTTTGATGATTTTGCAATGGACCACTTGGGAAAGAGAAGAATGGTTCTATCAAGACAAGTGGTATCAGGTCAATGCAAGTGGTATTGATCATGTGCCCAATGCCTTGCAAGATCGTTACAAACAGTATGTGATCAATGTGAACTGGGAGGAAAAAACGACCCAGGCACACAAAGACATCTGGGACATGCACTGTTACCTTAAAGATTTGGGAATCCGTCACCTGATGTTTAGTGGACACAGCACATTTAGTCATATCAAAAACCATGATCAACAAGATTGGGGTGTGGAATACATGCATCCATATGTTTGGGAAGAATCCTACCATAATTGGCTGATCAACAACGGTGGCTCATATGCAAACCCCGATTCTGATCCCAAAAGTTACCATTTTGATGCCAAAAGCCATAGACTTTGGGCTGAACATGTGTTACAATACATGCTCAACAACCAAATTGTGAGCGCAGATGAAATACCTACTGATTGATACAGCCAACATGTTTTTCCGTGCCCGGCACTCAGCACACCGTGCCAGTGACACATGGACCAAACTAGGCTTTGCCCTGCATGTTACAATAATGGCCGCTAACAAAGTGGCCCGGCGTTTCCAAGCAGACCATGTGGTTTTCGCACTAGAAGGGCGCTCGTGGCGCAAAGACTTCTACGAGCCCTACAAGAAAAACCGTGCTGTGGCACGTGGGGCAATGACTGAAACAGAAGCAGAAGAAGACCGACTGTTTTGGGAAACGTACGACGAGCTGACTAAATACTTGTCTACAAAAACAAATTGTAGCGTTATCCGTTGTGCTACTGCTGAAGCAGATGATATCATAGCACGTTGGATTGCACTACACCCCCAAGATGAACACACAATTGTAAGCTCAGACACTGACTTTGTGCAGTTGCTGGCCGCCAACGTCACGCAATACAATGGTATCTCAGATGAACTTTTAACCTTGGAGGGCATATTCGATGCTAAAGGTAACCGTGTCAATGATAAGAAAACTAAACAGCCAAAAACGATCCCGGATCCAGCCTGGCTGTTATTTGAGAAGTGCATGCGTGGCGACACCTCAGACAACGTATTCAGTGCGTATCCTGGAGTACGTGAGAAAGGCACAAAGAATAAAGTTGGTCTCCGTGAGGCCTTTGGAGACAGAGACAAGCGCGGATACAATTGGAACAACCTGATGCTGCAGCGTTGGACCGACCACAACGGACAAGAGCATCGTGTGCTAGATGATTACGAACGTAACTGTACCTTGATTGACCTCACCGCTCAACCTGCAGATGTCAAAGCCACTGTGGATGGTTGCATCCGTGAACAGATTAGTCATAAAGACGTTGGCCAGGTTGGAGTTCACTTCATGCGGTTTTGTGGCAAGTACGAGTTGACCAAACTCAGCGACAGTGCAGATCAAGTCAGTCGTTGGCTCAACGAAACATACAAAGGAGTATTGGATGATATTAGCTAAACCTGTAGTAGAGAATCAGTATTGGATACTCAAGAAGAATAATCGCAAGATTGGCGAACTTGAAGTGACTGAGAACGGTAACTGTATCATAAAAATTCACGACAATGTTGTGAGTTACAAAACAGTCAAAATGGCGCGAGAGGCTGTGAACATTGAATTCGAGCTACCAGAAAAAGCCACACCTGTGCCAGAAAACATAGTGTATGGGCATGATGTGGAAGGCACGGTATACAATCCTCTTTGGGATGTCAAACGTCGATTGCCTTTGTTCACTAGAGACACAAAATCCAAGAGTTGGTTTGCAGCTGGCTGGTATCGAGTACGTCAGCATCGCAAGTGGAAAATTGTTCAGCACCCTAAACTCATCTCCTTGGAGCGTTATGAGTATCAAGGTCCGTTTATTAGCAAAGAAGAAGCAAATGTCAAATCCGTTTAGAGATCAAGAAAAATTCATGCGAGCCTGCGATCAGTCAGTGGGCGAGTTCAATGAGGCACAATACCAATTGTATTGCAATCTCATCAGTGAAGAATTCAATGAATTGATAGCAAGTAAAACCAAAGTGGATGACCTAGATGCCCTAATTGACATCTTGGTTGTGACCATTGGTGCTATCCATAGCCTCGGTGCTGATGCCGAAGGCGCATGGAAAGAAGTCATGCGTACCAACTTTGCCAAGATCGATCGAGAAACTGGCAAGGTTCGCAAGCGTGAAGATGGCAAGGTATTGAAGCCTGTGGGTTGGACACCGCCTGAACTAGAACAGTTTGTGAAATGAATGAGTTTGTTACCCGCATAAACTTACCTCAACTGCCAGCATGGTTTCTTGAATCAAGCAAAAAAATTGCGTTAAATCTTGATTTGTCGTCCCCAAGTGGCTACGATGATACTATTACAAATCGAGTTCGGCCTGCAGAAACTGCAATTATAAATGGTAAAACTATTTGTTATGGTGAATTTTATCATCAACAGTTGACCCCGATGCATCATCAATGGTTTGCCAAACATGTCAGTAAAGATATACCTTGCCCACAAGTTACAATAACCACCAAAGGCGATCTATGGCCACATCAGGATTATCAGTCTGAATGGTCTTTGAATTATGTTATAGATGCCGGCGGCAATGATGTTGAAACGTATTGGTCACAAGAGCGTGGTCAGGAAATACGTCCTGGGTGGAAACCGCTGTCGTACTGGCGTTATCATCAGGCACTAGACGAAATTCATGTAGAGAAACTGCCAGTGGGGCAATGGTTGTTGTTTCCAGTAGACATTGTACACGG